CGCCTGCCCAGCCGCTTGATAAGCAGCACCCGGATCAGTTGCAAATTGGCTAGCCAATGCGGCTCTATCAGCACCAACAACCGCGCCTCTATCCAAAAGACCTGTGAACGCCGTGTTAGCAGACGGAGCGCTCGCCACATTGCTCGCTACGCCTCCTGCATATGACGCTGGATCTACGGCGGCGACGTCTACGGCATCGTACCAAGAATTCGCCGCGTCGATTGGCGAGACAGAGCCGGTGGCAGTATGGAATGGGGTGCTAGCTCCAAGAACCTGACCGCCCGCGATATCAACCGTTTGGCCANCCACAACATTGGTCGTGGGCTGGGCTATGGCTGCTGCATTAGCCGCCTCTGTAGCGCCGCCCAGTACCTGCGAAAGTTCTCCAGCACCCCAAGCACCAAGACCGGAAAGGAACATTCTCCCAACATCAATCCCGTCACATTCTATCGCCTGACCTACCAAGCTGCCACCAGCGCCAGCTAATCCCATCATCCAAGGAGCAGCAGCGCCGCCGGTAACGGCTGTCAGGCCAAGACCCGCAACCATTGGCAGTATGTTGCTCCAGATACCCGCTTCAGGAAGACCTGTTTCAGGGTTGATGGCCATTCCATTCGCACGAAGACCACCGATACCAGTAGAAGCCAGCGTATTCAGCGCATCCACTTCAGGCTGAGTCATGTGAACAAGTCTGTTATGATCTCCGGTGCCAGCAGCCTGTAGCTGCATAGCATCTTGAGCCATACCACCTCTGTTCATGTAAACCGGCGACTTCATTGCGCTTGATAACATGGACTTCTCCTAAGTAATCACAACAGTAACAGTGCCAACGGCACCTGTACTGGAAGTTCCTGCGGGATTGGGGTAAGCCAATCTCGTTATTTTCACAAAACCATCTACCATAAACAAGGCCCCTTCCTCCAAACCAGTGTCGCTAGTAGGAAGGTCCGTCAATGTCATCGTGGTGGCGCGTCCCTCTCCCGGCTGCTGTGCCTGCAACACAAAGACTGAGAAGGCTCTGGTAACATCCGCAAAGTAATGCTGACTATACTCCGATGGAGGGATAGCAAACTGCGGGGGGACAAGGGATCTACTAATTGTCATCTTTGACCATCCGCTCTCACATCTATACGCGAAGACCCAAGACGCCAGCCAACGCCAACACCTGTAGACTCTACCCGCAGACCAAAGGATCTACCCCGTGCCCTAATAAAATTCTGCTCTGTAGTACTGCTAACCGTTGAAGCGGTTGACCCAACAAAACCAGTTCCGGGGAACCGCTGCGTCTTAATGGTAAAGACAGCCTCTTTGGTTGCGGATGCATCAGACTGACTGAAGTCAATGTCTGGGATCAGGCGGCGAATAAAGAGATAATCTTCCCCCGCATCAAACCCTGTGGGCGACGATTCGATATATGCCGTCATGGCACTGCCATCATCGTCTGCGCCAAGCTCTTGGTTGTACAGAACGCTGTTTGAGGAGCCTGCAACAGGGTAGGTTTTCAAACCACGATCCAACCAGACTGTGCGGTCTAATGTACCAAAGTACCAGATGCCCTCGTTGTAATTGTAAACTACATAGCGGTCATTCGTGGTAGAGCCTGAACTTGGATAGAAGAATATGATCTCACCAAAGGCCGTGTTGCTTCCCGCATAAGCCTTGGAGAATTGAGAAGTATTGAAGTCATCAAACACAGTGTCTCTGACTGCACACGGCAATGCCTTGACCTGTCCGTCGTAGACGTAGAACCTGTCCTTGCCCATCCAATAGACACTATCACCGACAGCCACCGCTGCGTTCGGCCCCATGATAGTAGTACCAGAAGTGATCTGGGATATACCAAAGGTAAACGGAGGCCCGATAAACTGCATCGAATGAGCGCCGACATCAGTAATAACAATCAGTTCACGTCTCGTCTCTACCGCTGCCACTATCTCAGATCCGTTACCAATCAGAAGATCGCCAGCAGAATTAGTGGTGGTAGGCTCCCATGAGGTAGCAGACTCCTGATCACTAAACCGAATAAGCAGCTTATCCTGAACAGTATCGCCAAGAGGATTGCAGCCAAAAGCAATAACATGGCGGTCTCTGTCCGACACCAAAACCTGACGGGCTACTGTTGGCGCACTTGAGTCCAGAGAAGATAACGCCACCGCCCTCGCTGTTTCCGCACCAAGGGTGGGCGCTTTAACACTCTTATCCCAATAGTAGACGCCGCCGTCTCTAATATTGAACACCAAATCTTCACCAAAGTTGTCCCCCTTCCAGATACGAAGAGAAGCCCCTCCAGCCACTGTGGACGTTGCAGAGCCCCAAGGGCCCCGGCTGAAGAATCCTGCGCCCCAGCCGCTACCTGCAACCACCGTGTCAATGCCGATATTAATCTGATAGTAAGCGACGACAGCCGCGCCACCATTCCCGGTATCAGAAGCATTCGCCGTGGCAGATGCTGTGAAGGTATAGTTGTTGTCAGAAGTGATCTCTGTAATTTCGTACTCCGCATTGAGAACTGCCGCCGTGATATTCCCACCAAGACCCGCAGCGCCTGCAAAGGTAACGTAGTCCCCCTCAATAGCGCCGTGCGCGTTATCCGAAACAGTAATAGTCGAGGAGCCGTTCACCGCTGCAAAGGTAGCGGTCCCGGTAGTTGTCTTGCGAAGCGGAGTGACATCATAAAACGCAAGGCCTTCTTCGATATAGAATTTCAGGTGCGTTCCAACCGCCATATATTCTGAAGCATCCAGAGTCAGCCATGCGTGCAAGAACCGTGGCGTTCCCAGAAAGGTGGTGATGGAGTACTTCTCCCAACCACCAATTTTCTCAGGAAACCCAAACCGGAACCTGATCTTATCACAATCACGCCAGCCCATCTCATTGGTGTAAGAGGTAACCTCTGTATTAACACCCGGCTTGAACTGAAGTTTTGTTAGAGGCATCAGGTATTTTCCCCGGTGTAATAAAAAGGGGCCGCTACAACGACCCCTGTCAGAATGGAACGAATGGCAACTCCTTTAATCATTCTGGTTCCGTAGGCCATACCCAATCAGCGGTATTCCATTTAGTTATGTCAGCAGTAGTTGGAAGATCGCGCAAGGCTTGCCTATACGAAGTCATCTCAGATGACATAGTAACATCGCTTAAAGCATAAAAATCAGTCGAAGCTAGTTTATTATTTCGTATATTACGCATATCTCTCCAAGATTCCACGTCACGAACTGTTAGTTCTTCAACTGTCATGCTTCTAACTCTATGAACTACTTGCACATTATCTTCATTTATGATGACTTCATCAGAATCAAATACTTCATTAGACTTAGGAGTAACATTTGTTTCTATTATAGGTAGCCACCCAAGAGGTTTTAAAAAAGAGCTATCGCCATCTGATAAATTAAGCCCAGAGATATTTCTCCAACTTTGAGGCAATGAACCCATATAGTCTACGCTGCCATCTGTAACGTGCGCATACATTGCAATTGCTCCTTAATCTTTACGAATGGTTCTTTCCAACTTTCATGTTTTTGCTGTCGGAAAAGCGTGACGCTATCATAATAAGGTGTCACATCTCCCGGCAGCGCCCACAAATAATACGGTAGTATAGGAATGACAATCCACGTTTTTACTCCCATAGCTGCCGATAAATGTGCTAGACCAGTACACGACGAAATAATTAATTCACATTCACTTATAGCTTTTCTTGTATCTTGCCATGTATCCATTTTAGCAAGAGGCATCCAGTATGGTCGAAGATCAGCCCCCTCTTCTTTTTGCAGAGAAACACAATTAAATTCACGCACTGCATCAAACATTAAATTCTCTGGAAATAACCTATGTTGTTCGTGGGCAAACATAGGGTTACCAGACCATTTGATACCAATCCTGCCTTTTACAGGACTTGCAACACGATCAATATATGGCTTGCCACTAATCATTTCATATGTATAGCCTAGTGGACGAATAGCAGACATACTTGGAACCCAGTAATCGTGGTATACACCAAGGGCATTAGCATGTTCGACTACTGGAAATTTCTCAGCGAATATAGATGCTAATTGAGGATCACAAGATACTATTACCTTATTATTCCTAGCAGCAATATACTCAGCAAATCGATATCCATGTATCTGATCGCCATAACCACCCTCTAAATTTAANAAAACTGTACTATTTGATTCACCTGTCCACTTCGGGCGAATTGAACGGATGTCTGGATCACCGAACACATTTATTTTTCGTCCTACATCCAAACTCTTATGTCCCTCTTGAAGTTTCCCTTTGTATAATGAAAACCAACCAGAATTATAACGCACTCTTGGGCAATCAGGACGTTCTAATAAAAGTGCGTCATTCATATCCTTTGATTGTTCTATATCACCTCTCAAGCCCGCTTCTAGTTGATAATCCAAGGGGTCTTTTTCTACAGGAGTGATAATCATTTTCCTGCGCCAAAACTCACCTCTATTAAAAAAGTTAAATACTTCTTCTCCTAAAACTTCTATAGCTGGTAAGACATCAATGGTGCCTACTACTGGGCGTAAATCATGCAGACCATCAATCTCCCATTCATTATCATCCTCTTGCGTATTACATACATTGTTAAAATCATAGTCGTTGAATCGGGGCGCACCTACAAAATCTGCGATTCGGTGTAGTTGTTCTAAAGGAGCAGCTACCAAATCATCGTATTCTATAAGTAACATTGAGTCAGGGTACTTTTCGTATCCCATTTTCATTACATCATGGATTACCATAACTTGCTGGATTATTGAATCACTGTAACAAAAAGTCTTCACATCTTTAGGTTTAATCAATCGAACATAAGAAGCCATACATTCCACTACAGGCCGAATCGTAGTAACTATCTTTATATCGCCTTGAAGTTTCATCATCAGTTCTATGAGATTCGGGCTAGGCCAATACCGACCTTTATCAAAAACAAATTCCTCTTCTCTGTCACGGTAATGAGCAGTCACCGTAGCCTTCAGCAACTCCCCCACCTTTTTCATATCTGCTGCCGAAGAATCATTATTTGCAAATGTTTTTTCTGCTGATGAAATAACTTCTCCCAAAGAAGATGTTGGACTTACAAAAGTATCTGGACGCTGGCTTAATAGAGACGATAGCAATGTTGAACCAGAGCGGGGTATTGATGAAAGAACATGGAGAGGGCGGGGTGTTTTATTATGAATCATCCCGTACTCCTAGAGTATGAGTCGTCCCCAAATCAATTGCAGTCCAATCCGTTTCACTACCAACTTGGGTTGGAACACTATAGCTTGTTGTAGTACCCGTTCCCTTCTGGCCTGATCCATTATATCCCCACCCAAAAAGTTCTCCACTTGTGTTAATCGCCATCCCTCCATAAGTCGTAGTAGCACCATGTCGAAAACCAGCGCCCCACGTTTCTCCCGATCCAATTTGAACGGGGGAAGACGTGTTATTATTAGTGGTGCCATCCCCATTAGCATAATATGATCCCGGGCTAAAACCCCATGAATAAAGATCGCCGTTAGTTCTTCTTGCTAGGCCATTGTATTGGTTAAGCGTAACCCAAGTCCAATCTGTGCTGCCTATTTGTGTGAAGGTATTTGTACTTGTAACATTCCCTAAACCAAGTGACTTTTGGTATCCATAGCCAGCAGTTACTATAGAATTATCTGTCTTGGGGTGCCATGTCGCGTATTGACCTGAACCAGCAGAAGACCTTATGCCATTAGCAAATCCAGAAGCACCCACTTGAACTGGACTTGAATAAGTAGTACTAGCCCCATTTCCATGCTGTCCAGAAGTTCCCCAGCCCCCATGNCCAAAGTGCATCGGATTTGTAAGCTACCGCCCCCTCGCCCCAGCTTATTACAGTAGTCCAATCTGTGAGGGAGCCTACTTGAACTGGAGAAGATTTAGTAACAGCCGTACCGTCACCAAGCTGACCCAGATCATTTTCTCCCCACGTCCATATCGTACCATCAGTTTTTCTAGCTATAGTAAACCCTTGTCCACATGAAACTTGATCCCAAGTAGTACCAGTACCGACCTGTGTCCATGAAGACACGTCAGTGGTATTACCCAAACCTAATTGTCCGTAGTTATTCTTCCCAGTCATCCATAAAGTGCCATCTGTTTTAACAAGACCAGAAAAATGTNGACCCGCCGAAAACGCGGTTGGAACAGCGGCATAGGTTTGAACGGGGCTTGAACGAGACGTAGTATCTCCCAAACCTAATTGACCACTAGCGTTTGTTCCTATTGCAAAAAGACCACAGTCCTCACACGGCTCTGCTACACCACCGGCAGCAGCCATCATTCCTCGTTTTATATTAGGCATTATTAAGGACTCTTACTATCTGCACTGGCAACCATGCCGTGCCAAATTGTTCCACCATCTGTGGTTGAAAAAACTAGGATATCTAAGCCACTGGTCGTTAGCGTTGGCGCAGTTCCTCCAGCCCAATCGACAGCGGCGGGCCAGTTAACGGTTTGTGAGCCACCATTAGTAAGGAAAAGAGTGAAGCCACACAGTTCATCACTGGCAGTAGGATTGCTGAACGTAAATGTATTGGCGCTAGTATCCACCGTAGCCACGACATTATTGCCAAGGGTGAGGTCGATGTCCTGCGTACCACCGCCCGTACCACCAATGGCGTTGGTTACCTCGCCATAGTCTATAAGGTTAACTCGGCCTATTTGGTTGTCTGCACCAGCAATGGCGGCGGCTAATGTCTGTATACCGGAAGCTGTAAATGTTCCGGTAATGGCGGT